CAGGTGGACTGTGTGGCACTGCTACGGCCGACCATGTCTCCCGGCCTCTATTACCAGATGGTCGGACGCGGTTTCCGCCTCGCGCCTGGCAAGGACGACTGCCTGGTGCTCGACTTCGGCGGCAACGTCCTGCGGCATGGCCCGGTTGATGCCCTGCGGCTCGCGGCGCAGGACGATCGCGGTGAAGGCGAGGCCCCGGCGAAGGAGTGCCCGCAGTGCCAGGCGGTCATCGCCGCTGGATTCTCCATCTGTCCGCAATGCGGCTACCAGTTCCCGCCGCCGGAGCGTGACAAGCACGAACGCGAAGCGTCCTCGGCCGGCGTGCTCTCCGGCCAAGTGACCACCACCGAGTACGCCATCCGCGACATCTTCTACGCGGTCCACCAGAAGCGAGGTGCGCCACCCGAGGCGCCGAAGACCCTGCGCGTCGAGTACGAGGTCAGCCTCAACCAGTTCCATAACGAATGGGTGTGCTTTGAGCACAGTGGCTTCGCCCGCAGCAAGGCCGAGGCGTGGTGGCGAGCGCGCAGCCCTCTGCCCGTGCCCGCGACGAGCGCTGAAGCCTGCCGTCTCGCGTCCGATGGGGCACTGGCTCCAGCGACGCAGATAACGGTTCGCACCGTCGCCGGCGAAGATTTCGAGCGCATCACCGACCACCACCTGGGGCCGAAGCCGGATCAGCGTGAAGCTGGTGATGACCGCGACGAACCGGCATTCGCCCGGACGGCATCGTTGCCGGCCTACGATGACGAGCCTCCATTCTAACCTGGAACACCCATGAACCTCACCATCGCCACCATCTACGCCGCCCCCGAACCGCTGCGCGGGCGCCTGACCTGTCCGGTGTGCCGGGATGCCAAGGTCATCCCCACCGCTGTCGACTGCATCTCGCTTGCCGGGCTGCGCGGCAGCCTGGCGGTGGACCAGGATGGCGTGCGCCTGAATCCAACCGCGCCGGCGGCCGAGGGCGGCTCTGCCATCGGCCTCTCATTCCGTTGCAGTCATGGTCACGTCTTCGTGCTGCGCCTGCGCACGATCTACGGGAGCACGACCGCAGATACCATGATCCTTCCGTTCACCCTGGCAGCCCAGGATCCGGAACTGCACTGATGATGACGGGCAGCCTCGCTGATGCCGCGCGTGGCTATCGTTCCTCCGGCCTGTGCGTGCTGCCGGCACGCATGCCGGAGAAGCGGCCCGCATTAGGTGCCTGGAAGGACTACCAGGCGCGGCTGCCGACTGTTGCCGAGGTCGATGCCTGGTTCGCCAATCCGCACCCGGCCTGCTGCCTCATCTGCGGGGCGGTGTCGGGGAATCTCGAACTGATCGACTTCGACTGCGCCGGCGAAGCTTTCGCCGCCTGGTCGAAGCTCGTCTCGACTGAAGCGCCAAACCTCCTCGATCGCCTGATGGTGGAGACCAGTCCCTCGGGCGGTTGGCATGTCGTCTACCGCTCGCTCGAGCCGGTCTGCGGCAATCTCAAGTTGGCGCAGCGCCGGGAGGATCTCGATGGTCCGGCCGAGATCGTACGCTTCGGCAAGTCCTACAAACCGCGCAAGGACCGCGAGGGCCGCTGGCACATCCTGCTGACAATGATCGAGACGCGCGGCGAAGGTGGTTTGTTCCTGTGCGCGCCCTCGACTGGCTACCAGCTCATGCAGGGCGAGTTCACGGCGCTGCCGGTCCTCACCGCAACTGAACGCGATGTCCTCCTGCGCTGCGCCTGGTCGCTCAACGCGGTCCTGCCGGAACCCGTCGATCCGCAGCCGGTTGCCAGCGACGGCCAGCGGCCCGGCGACGAGTTCAACCACCGGGCCGACGTCGCCGCGCTGCTTGAGCACCATAGCTGGTCGCTGGTCCAGGACGGCGCCAACCAGCACTGGTGCCGGCCGGGCAAGACCGGCAGCACCTCGGCGACGCTCAAGGACGGGGTGTTCTACGCCTTCTCGTCCAATGCCGCTCCCTTCGAGCCCAACCGCGCCTACAGCCCGTTCGCAGTCTACGCCCTGCTGGAGCACGCTGGCGACTTCCAGGCAGCCGCCACCGAACTGCGGCGCAGCGGCTATGGCGCTCCCCCTGAGCCGGTCGGCGACGTGGACCTCTCCGGCCTGATGCCGGCAGCCAGCCACCTCCTGACCTTCGATCTCCAAGCCTTCTCTGAGACCCCCGAGCGCGAGATCGCCTGGCTATGGCCTGGCGTGATCCCGCGCGGGATGCTGTCGCTCATCGGCGGCAAGCAGGGCCTCGGCAAGTCGTTCCTGATCTGCGACCTGGCCGCCCGCGTCTCGGCAGGTCAGCCGATGCCCGATGGCTCCAACCATCGGCCTGGCAAGGTCCTGCTTTTGGCTCGCGAGGATGACGCCAGTTGCGTCCTGCTGCCGCGCCTGCGCGCTGCCAAGGCCGACCTCTCCCGCGTGTGCTGGTCGGTGTTCGCCAACACCGCCACCGGCTCGCCCATCGACCTCGCGGCCCACATCCACCTGCTGATCGAGGCGACGACCAACCATGCCTTCGATTTGATCGTGGTGGACACCTTCGCCGCCTTCGCGCCCGCAGGCACCGATGCGAACGCCGCCCAGGACGTCCGCCTCCTGCTCGACTCCCTCACCCGGCTGGCTCGCCAAACTGGAGCGGCCGTCGTCGTCGTGGCGCACCTGCGCAAGACCGGACAGGGCGATGGCGATCCTATGGACGCGATCGCCGGCTCGGCGCAGATGACTGCCGGCGTGCGCGTCGCAGCACTACTCGACAAAGGCATGCACGACGGCGATCGCTGGTTCCGAGTGGTGAAGTCCAACCTGGGTAAGATCGACGAGCAGGGTTGGACCTGGCGCTTCCACTGGCCGGATCCCTTCACCGAGGGCGTCAGCGACATGCCACGTATCGTCTGGTCGCAAGCGGGCGAGGAGTACGACGGCCATGAGCCGGGCCAACCCGCCCCTGGCGTCGATACCGAGGCCATCCGTGGCGCGCTCCTGGAGGTCGTCGCCAAGGGGCCTCGCTCCCAGGGTTCTGCCTACGACCTGGTCTGCGCCAAGCTCCGCGCCGAGCAGCCCAAGCTGCGCAAGGCTGACGTCGAACTGGTCATGGAGGAACTGGTCGAGGAGGGTGCGGTTGTGGCCTGGGAAGGACCGCGAGGCGCCAAGCTCGTCGGGCAGCCTGGGAGCCAGGGCGAAGCACCCCTCGCCAAGGCCGTCCGCCTCGCTCGGGAGAACCCCGCCATCACCGCTACCGAGCTGCGCGACCTCGTCGGCTGCCGCAAGGAGACCGCCTGTGAAGCCCTGCGCCTGTCCAAAATCCCCACGCCCTCGGATGACGCATGACCTCCCTGATTGCGGTTCCCGTGGCGGTTCCCGAGCGGTTCCCGAGCGGTTCCCGACGGTTCCCGAGTTCTCGTTCGAGCGGTTCCCGGTCGCGGTTCCCACTCCTCCTCGCGCTCCCCTATAGGGGGCGCGGGAGGGAGGTGGGAACCGCGGAACCGGATGGGGTGGTTCCCACATGGAGGTGGGAACCGGGAACCGGAACCGCGAGGTGGGAACCAGAAACCGAGCAGCACATGACCGCACGCCGAGTGTCCACTTTCACCACATCGCTTGGGTCCTCCCCCGCCGAATGGGCTTCCAGATGCCCAAGGGAACAGCCGCAAGAATCAACTCACTTTTCCGGACCTGTCCGGATTCGTCAAGTCGGTCTGCAAGGCCACGATCGCTGGCTGGCATCCCGCGTTCCAGGGGAAGCGACCCTCACGATCCGGCCAGAACACCTGCCAACACGGAAAGCGGTGTGGCAGCAACTTATAAAACCAGAGGCCAAACCCCAGGTACTCGCGGTAGTTCGTTTCCTCCACGGGCTTCAGCACGATATCGAAGTTGGCAACAAAATCAGATTGGGGCACATCACATTCAACCCTGCGGCCTCCACGCACGGCGTCGCCAATGTTATTAATCAACCCCATGGCCGCCGCATGAGGCAGTCCTACCACCACAAATTCAGGGCAGCCCAGCGAGTAGTACATGCCGACCGAGAACATGAACGGAGGCAGCGCTGGATCCGCTTCCGCATCCACGCCGACCAGGTGCCAGCCCACTCGGTGGACATCCGCGAGCAACTTTCGGTCCCCATCGTCCGCAGGCGTGCGCAACACGAGATCAATGGCCGGCATGTGAAAATCTCCCCGGATTAAGGCTGACCGGCTTCATGGCTTCTAACCCGCTACCCCAGGATCGCCACATGCACATCGCCTCCCGCCCCATCGACTCCATCCGCCCCTACGAGAACAATCCCCGGCTGAACGATGACGCCGTGGCCTCGGTGGCCGAGAGCCTCCGCCAGTTCGGCTTCCGCCAGCCGATCGTAGTCGACGCCGAGGGCATCATCGTCATCGGCCACACCCGCTGGCGGGCCGCCAAGCAACTCGGACTCGCCGAGGTGCCGGTTCATGTCGCTGCTGAGTTGTCCGCCGACCAGATCCGTGCCCTGCGCATCGCCGACAACAAGACCGGCGAGATCGCGGAATGGGATCTCGACAAGCTCGGCCTCGAGTTGAAGGCGCTGGAGGGCAGCGATCTCGATCTCGACCTGGGGATGCTCGGCTTCGACCAGGAAGAACTCGCGCGCCTCCTGGATCCTGGCGTGAAGGACGGGCTGACCGACCCAGACGAGGTGCCGCCGGTGCCGGATGCTGGGCAGACCCTGACCCAGCCTGGCGACCTGTGGGTGCTTGGTGACCACCGCCTGCTCTGCGGCGACAGCGCCGAACCGGAACAGGTGGCGAAGCTCATGGACGGCGGGCAGGCAGACCTGCTGCTGACCGATCCCCCCTACAACGTCGCCTACGAGGGTGGCACCGATGCGGCCATGACCATCGCCAATGATGATATGGACGACGCTTCGTACCGGAAGTTCCTGGTCGCCACCCTGGGCTGCGCCGTCGCGGTCCTACGGCCGGGCGGTGCGTTCTACTGCTGGCACGCCGACTCGGAGGGCCTGACCGTGCGCGGCGCCTGCGCCGATATCGGTCTGACCGTGCGGCAGTGCCTGATCTGGAAAAAATCCTCTCTGGTGCTCGGCCGGCAGGATTACCAGTGGAAGCACGAACCCTGCCTCTACGGCTGGAAGGACGGCGCCGCGCACACCTGGCTCTCGGATCGCAGCCAGACCACGGTGCTGGAGTTCGACAAGCCCAGCCGCAACGGCGAGCATCCGACGATGAAGCCGGTGCCGTTATTCCTGTACCTGATCCAGAACTCCTGCGCGTCCGGCGGTGTGGTGATCGATCCCTTTGGTGGCTCCGGCACCGCCATCATCGCCGCCGAACAAACCGGACGCCACGCCCGGCTCATGGAACTCGATCCCCGGTACTGCGATGTGATCGTGAAGCGTTGGGAGCAGTTCACCGGCAAGCAGGCGCAGCGCCTCACCGCCGCCACCAACGAACAGACCCCGGCGCTGGCCGGGGTCGCTGGGGAGGCGTAATGCGTCCGGCGCTACTCGTCGTCCTCGTCGTCGCCGTTCTCAAGCTGCTCGATCCAGGCACCCAGGGTGAAGCCGCTACTCAGGAAACCATGGTCGTTGCTGACCAGGGTTTCGAGTTGGTCGACCAGGTAGGCCCGCGCGTGGCGGTCCTTGGTTTCGCGGGCGACCTGGTCGAGCACGCCGATGGCAGCGCTGATCAGGGCCTGGGCGGTTCGCACCCGGTCAGCCGGGGCGGCGTCGGGCTCGTAGTCGCGCAGGATCTCGTCGAGGTCGAGGATGTCGTGGTGGGCGGGCATGGCTGTCTCCGTGGGGTACTGCTGGATGTGTTACCCATGTACCGCAAGGACATCCAGTCGCGTTCCGCAGGGGAAAACCGGTGCATCATCAGCCTCGCCCGCCGGGGGCCTGGACGCTTGAACTCGCTTGCTATGCCACCCCATCAACGACCGAACCTCGACCCATGGGGCCGAGGTGGGGAGGTCATGCTCCAGTGGGAGCTTTCAGCCGGCGGCGGCGAAGCGGCCGCGCTCGACCTTCTGGAAGCGGCTGGTCGACCCCTTGGCCGTGATCTCGCGGATCATGGCCGCGTAGATCGTCGCGGCCGGGGTCTTGCCCTCGGTTGTCCACAGGCCGCGCTCGAGGATTTTGGTGATCAGCTCCTGGGCGTTCATGGGCTCGCCGGCCTCGCGCAGGACCTGGGCAGCGGCGTCCAGGCCGGAGAGGCCCTTCGGCTCAGCCGGCTTGCTGTCGGCCGCCTTCTCACGCTTGGCGTTTTTAGCCGGTTGTGCGGCGGCAATTTCGGCCTTGGCCGGTGTAACGCCGAGGCGCCCGTTGGCCGCCTGGATGGCGCGCTGGAGGGCTGGCAAGGCCTGGTCCCAGGCCTTCACCGCCCGGCGCAGGTTGTTGGCGCCAGCGCCGGCGCGGCAGACGAGGTCCTCGTGCTTGCGGTCGGCCTGGACCTTCCAGGCCTCGGCGCGGCTGACCTGGGTCCGCAGGAGGTCGCCCTCCAGCAGCTGCAACTGGCTGACCAGACGCCGGGCGGCGGCGGGTTCGAGGGCGGGGGTGGTGGTCTTGGACATGGTGTTCTCCGGGGTTCGGGAGTGATGCCCGGCCGGGGTGGATCCGGCCGGGCGGGTGCAGACTCAGGCGGCGACGTAGCCGTAGAGGTGGTTGGCGAGGTACTTGCCCAGGCGGTCGACCGCCTGCTGGGCGGCGGCGTCCGTGGCCGGGGTGTCGAGGCCGCGGTCCCAGTTGAAGGCGACCGCACCGGTATCGAGCCGGCGCAGTTCCAGCTTCGAGATGCGGCTGCGGCCGATCTCGTAGCTCGGCACCGTGGCGTGCTCGGCGAAGACCTTCGCGCAGAAGCGGAAGGCGCCGATGCGGCCGGTGGTCCAACCGGTGCGTTCGGCCTTGGGGTTCGCAGCGATGATGATGTCGCCCCGGATCACCGTGGGCGGGGCCACCGGCGGGCTGCCCACTCGGCGCCGGGCCGCCTGCTTACCAGCTTCAAAGGCGGCGCGCAGGGCATCGCGGATGGCCCAGCAGGCCTGGTCCTTGAAGTCGAGGCTGTCCAGGCCCTGGCTCTCCAGGGTCTCCAAATCCAGGTGGGTCTTGGCGATGGTGGCAATGACGGCGTCGGCCTCGCTGGGGGCGGCGGCGGGGGTGGTCGGGCGGGTGGTGGGGCGCTTGGCCATGGGTGGTCTCCGTGGGGTACTGCGGTTCGTGTTACCGACTCACATCGACGACATCCAGTTACGTTCGGCAGCGTGAAACCGGTGCATCATCAGCGGCCTCAGTTGGCCCGAGGAGGCGTAGATGGGACTTGATAAGGACGGTCCAGCCCATGTGGGCGGTGCCCGCCTCACCGCCCTGTCGTTGGAGGCCGTGGTCCTGCTCCTGAAGCGCAGCGGCGCCAAGCAGGCTTCGGCGGATGCCGTGCGCGCTGACCTGGCGGCCGGGGCGCCGCAGAACGAGGACGGCACCATCAACCTCATCGCCTACGGCGCCTGGCTGGTCAGCGATCTCGCGCGCCGGGAGGGCGGCCATGCCGGTTGATCCCCATCGCCTGAGGCCCGCCGACCTGGCGCGGCTGCTCAACAGCTCCCCGTTGGGGAGCGTCATTTCCGAGCGGCAACTGCACCGGCACCGCACCCGTGCTGGCTTCCGCATCGGCGATGGCCGCAGCGTCGATCTCCTGCGCTACCTCGCCTGGCTCATGGATCAGGTGCATGCGCCAGAGCTGGCGCGCACCCCCGATGGCGGCTACGTCGCCTTCCGCGATGCCGCCGCCGAACGCGATCGACTGAAGTCAGAAGCTGGCCGCGACATCGGCGACCTTCCGCCGGTCGAGAACCCGCCGCGTCGGGCGGCGGCCGAGCGCAGCTTCCGCGCTTTCTGCGACGCCTACTTCCCCGAGATCTTCCACCTGGGCTGGTCACCCGATCACCTGCGCGTCCTCGCCCAGGCAGAGCAGGCCGTCCTGCATGGTGGCCTCTTCGCCTTGGCGATGCCGCGTGGATCGGGCAAGACGACGATCGCCGAGTGCGCCTGCCTGTGGGCCATACTCTATGGCCACCGCGAGTTTGTCTGCCTGATCGGTTCTGACGAGCAACATGCCTCGGACATGCTCGAGTCCATGAAGACCGAGTTGGAGACCAATGATCTCCTGCTCGCGGACTTCCCCGAGGCGGTGTTCCCCATCCGCGCGCTCGACGGGATCTCGCATCGGGCCAATGGCCAACTCTATCGCGGCGAACGCACCCACATCGGTTGGACGGCCAAGGAGATCATCCTTCCCACCGTCCCCGGCTCAAAAGCCAGCGGCGCCGTGATCAAGGTGGCAGGCATCACCGGCCGCATCCGCGGCATGAAGTTCAAGCGCTCGGATGGCCGCGCCGTGCGTCCCAGCCTGGTCGTGCTCGATGATCCGCAGACCGACGAGAGCGCTCGCAGTCCCAGCCAGTGCCAGCACCGGGAAGCCATCCTCGCTGGCGCCGTGCTCGGCCTGGCCGGGCCAGGGAAGAAGATTGCCGGCGTCATGCCCTGCACGGTCATCCGGCCCGGTGACATGGCGGACCGCATTCTCGATCGGGACACGCATCCCGAATGGAACGGCGAGCGGACCAAGATGGTCTACGCCTTCCCAACGGCGACGAAGCTGTGGGAGGAGTACGCCAAACGGCGCGGTGATGGCATGCGCGCCGGCCATGGCCTCGCTGATGCCACGGCGTTCTACGTCGCGCATCGGGCGGAGATGGATGCCGGCGCCCGGATCGCCTGGGAAGCCCGCTTCAACCACGACGAAGTCTCGGCGCTCCAGCACGCCATGGACCTCAAGCTGCAGGACGAGGTCGCCTTCTGGGCCTTTTATCAGAACGCGCCGCCCCCCGAGATCAGCGAGCAGGACGAGGCGCTGACCGCCGACCAGATCATGGTCAAGGTCAACGGCCACGACCGCGGTGTCGTGCCGCTGGAAACCAGCCACCTCACGGCGTTCATCGACGTGCAGCAAAAGGCCCTGTTCTGGGTGGTCTGCGCCTGGGCTGATGACTTCACGGGGTACATCCTCGACTACGGCACTTGGCCAGACCAGCGCCGGTCCTACTTCACGCTGAGGGATCTGCGCGTCACCATGGCGGCTGCGACCAAGGGCGCCGGCCTGGAAGGTCAGATCTACGCGGGCTTGGAAGCGGCGAGCGGTCACCTGCTTGGCCGGCGTTGGCGCCGTGACGATGGAGCAGAGTTGTCGATCGAGCGCCTGCTGATTGACGCCAACTGGGGCCAGAGCACTGATGTGGTATACCAGTTCTGCCGGCAGTCCTCGAATGCAGCGCTGATCACCCCCAGCCACCGCCGCTTCGTCGGCGCTGCCTCGATGCCGTTCACCGAGTATCGCCGCAAGCGCGGCGATCGCGTTGGCCATCACTGGCGCATCCCTGCGGTGATCGGTCGACATACCGTGCGCCACCTGCTCTACGACACGAACCATTGGAAGTCGTTCATTCACACCCGGCTCGCGGTGCCGATGGGCGACCCCGGTTGCCTGTCACTCTTCGGTCAGGACCAGGAACGGCATCGGCTTATTGCCGAGCATCTGACAGCCGAATACCGGATTCGGACTGAAGGACGTGGTCGGGTGGTCGATGAATGGCGCCTGAGACCAGAGGGCTTCGATAACCACTGGTTCGATGGCGTGGTCGGGTGCGCTGTGGGTGCATCGATGCTCGGCGTCAGTCTGCCCAGCATCGATGCCAAGTGCAGCGATGTGGCGAAGGCGCGACTTAAATTATCGACGATGCGCGGTGAGCGGTGCTAGGTCCTACGACGCACCTGACGGGATCACCACTGCGATCTCAGGGACATACCCTGGATTCGGGAGCTCGGAATAGGCATCTGTACAAGCGCGTGCAGTGGCGACGTAAGTAACCGGGTGGAGCGCACCGCGTGGCTGAACCAACCCCAACCGAGCAAGCCATCGAGCAGAACGCCCAAGGCCCCAAGAAAGCCCAGGGCGATGCGGGTTCGGTTGAGCAACACAGCCTGACCGACCAGATCGCTGCGGACCGCTATCTGGCGGCCAAGCGGGCAGTCCGTGCACGGGGCAGGGGTATCATCATCAGCAAGCTCGTCCCCCCGGGGGCGGCATGAGTATCGTCGGCCGGCTTATCGAGGGCGTTCGCGCCATCGGCCGCACGCGTACCGCCGCACCTGGGGGGCGTCAGGCGCGGGTCCGCGCCCGCTACGACGCGGCGCAGACCACGACCGACAACCACCGTCATTGGCTTCTGGCGGACGGGCTCTCGGCGGACGCTGCGGCGTCGCCGGCCGTCCGCCGGACGCTTCGGAATCGCGCCCGCTATGAGGTCGCCAACAACAGCTACGCCCGCGGCATCGTCCTGACCCTGGCCAACGACTGCGTCGGCACTGGCGCGCGGCTGCAACTGCTGGGCCTCAGCGGCGACGAGGCCCGCCAGGTGGAGCGGGCCTTCATGGACTGGGCGCGCGTGGTGGATCTGGCTGAGAAGATGCGCGTCATGCGCGTGGCTCAGGTCGAGGACGGTGAGGCCTTCGCGCTGCTGACCACCAACCCACGGCTGGCCTCGCCTGCCCAGCTTGACCTGCGGCTGGTCGAGGCCGACCAGGTGACCACCCCGCTGTTCACCACCGTGATGAGTGCTGGCCTCGCTGTGGACGGCATCGTCTTCGACGGCGCCAGCAATCCGATCGAGTACCACCTGCTGCGCCGCCATCCCGGCGATGTCGGCGGGTTCAACCTCGGCTTCGACCGGGTGCCGGCGACGGCGATGGTCCACCTGTTCCGTCCGGACCGTCCCGGCCAGCGCCGTGGAGTGCCGGAACTCACCCCAGCCCTGCCCATCTTCGCTGATCTGCGCCGCTACTCCCAGGCAGTGATCGCCGCGGCCGAGACCGCCGCCGACTACGCCGGCATCGCCTACACCGATGCACCGGCCGGTGGCGAGGCCGACCCCGTCGAGCCGATGGACACCATCCATCTGGAGAAGCGGTCGCTGCTGACCATGCCCGGCGGCTGGCGCATGGAGCAGATGCGCGCCGAGCAGCCGACCACGACCTACCCGCAGTTCGTGCAGGCGAAGCTCAACGAGGCCTGCCGCTGCCTGAACATGCCCTTCAACATCGCGGCTGGGAACAGCAGCGGCTACAACTACGCCAGCGGCCGGCTCGATCACCAGACCTACTACAAGGCGATCCGCGTCGATCAGTCGCGCCTGGCCAACCTGGTCCTCGACCGCGTGTTTGCCGCCTGGGTGCAGGAGGCCGTCCTGGTGGCGGGCTACCTGCCTGCGCGCCTGCGCGACCCCACCGTCGACTGGTCACACCAGTGGTTCTGGGACGGGCACGAGCACGTCGATCCGGCCAAGGAAGCCAACGCCCAGGCGACGCGCCTGGAGAACCACACGACCACCCTGGCTGATGAGTACGCCCGCAAGGGTCAGGACTGGGAGGTGCAGGTGCGCCAGCGGGCGCGCGAACTGGCGCTGATGCGGGAGTTGGGTCTGGGCCTGCCGACCGATCCCGCCGCCGCGACCCCCACTACACCGCCCGCCCCAGACGCTGCCGATCAACCCAACTCAGATGCCGGAGACGATGTCGATGCCCGAGCCGCGTAAAATCCTTGCCGCCGCGCCCTTGATCGCACCGGGCGATCCGCTGGAAGTCGTTGCCTTCGCCTGCGCACCCGAATGGGTCGAGGCAACCGCGCCGGCGGTCGGCGCCGATGGCCAGCCGGCGAAGCCCGCCCTGCCGCGCTTCTCCATGGTCGCCTACACTGGCGGGCCGATGCGCCTCGCCGGGTGGCACCATCCGGTGGTCGTGGACCTGGCCGGGCTGCGCATCCCCACTCAGAACCGACCCATCCGCCTTGGCCATGACGCTGCCCAGGGCGTCGGCCACACCGACTCAATCCGGGTCGAGGGCGGCAAGCTCATCGCCGCGGGCGTAGTCAGCCGGGACACCGCCGCCGCCCGGGAAATCGTCATCTCGTCCAAGAACGGCTTCCCCTGGCAGGCCTCGATCGGCGCCGCGGTGCAGGAGCACGAGTTCGTCCGTGAGGGCCAGACCGTGCAGGTGAATGGCCAGACCTTCCAGGGACCGGTCAACGTCGTGCGCAGCGCCAGCCTCGGCGAGATCAGCTTCGTCGACCTCGGCGCTGACGGGAACACCAGTGCCGCCATCACCGCCATCAACCCCACTGCTTCCGGAGTCTCCCCCATGACCGTCCCCGCTGCCCCTGCGGCTGCTCCCGCCCCGACCACCCCGAGCGAGTCGGCCATCCAGGCCACCGCCCAGCCTGCTGTCGCAGCGCCGGCGCCGGCCGCCGTCCAGGCCGTCGTGCCCGATCCGGTCGCCCAGATGCGCGCCGCAGCTGCCGCCGAGACCGAGCGGATCACCGCCGTCCGCGCGCTCGCCACCGGCCACCCGACCATCGAGGCCAAGGCGATCAAAGAGGGCTGGGACACCCAACGGACCGAACTGGAGGTGCTGCGCGCCAGCCGGCCGACCGCTCCGGCCGTCCACATTCACGACCACGAGCTCACTGGCGCAGTGCTGGAGGCCGCCTGCATCCAGGCTGGCCGCCACGATGCGCCAGAGAAGCTGTGCGACCCGAAGGCCCTGGAGGCGGCGAGCCAGCGCTTCCGCGGGCGCCTCAGCCTGCAGCGCCTGATCATGGAGGCGGCCTGGGCCAACGGCTGCACCGTGCGCGCCTTCAAGGACGACCCGCGCGCCGTGCTCACCGCGGCCTGGGGCGAGGTCGGCCAGATCCGCGCGGGCCTCTCGCACATCGATCTGCCCGGCATCCTCTCGAACGTCGCCAATAAGTTCCTGCTCAATGGCTTCCACTCGACCGAGGCAACCTGGCGGAACATCTGCCGCATCGCGCCGGTCACCGACTTCAAGCAGGTCACCCGCTACCGTCTGGTCGGCAACATGACCTACGAGCGCGTCGCTCCCGGCGGCGAGATCAAGCACGGCAGCCTTGGCGAAGAGCGCTTCACCAACCAGGCCGCCACCTACGGCAAGATGGTCAGCATCTCGCGCGAGGATATCATCAACGACGATCTCGGGGTGATCACCAGCGTGCCGCAGGAACTCGGCCGCGGCGCCGCCCAGAGCCTCAACGACCTGTTCTGGACGGTGTTCCTCGACCACACCGCCTTCTTTACTGCCGGCAACAAGAACCTCCTCACTGGCGTCGACACCGCGTTGACCATCGACGGGCTGTCAAAAGCCG